AGTTACATTGTCTGCCTCATCAATCAAAAGTATTTTTTTACCAGTATTTGTAAGTGATACTGTGGATGCATAAGTTTGAACCTTATTTCTAATAGTATCAATAAAACGTCCTTCTTCTGATCCATTAATCATCATAAAGTCCAATCCAAGTTCATTGGATAGAGCTTTAATTGTAGAAGTTTTACCTATCCCAGGAGGACCAGACAAGATTAAATTAGGAACTTCTTTAGAGTTTCTAATTTCATTAAAAAAACTTCCTCAGTTCTTCGGGAAGAATACATTCATCTATGGTTTTTGGTGCATATTTTTCAACAAACAAAAAGTCATCACGCATAATTAAAAATCCACTCAGGTAGTCTTTCAGGTTTTCTTAGGTAATTATCTTTCACCCAAGGTTTAGATGCAACATATTTTTGATATGCTTCCATTGTACTTATAGACGTATTATTTTTCAACTCATCTGGCATTGCACGAGTAAATTCTATTACATCTTGGTAATTAGAGAATAACCTATCACTTTTACTATTAAATATATCAATTGCCTGCTCAATTGTATTCTGACAGGAATGTCTTTTATTGTAACGTTCAGTATATTCTAAGCAAAGAAATAGTCCATGGGAAAGCAACCAGGCAAGATTCCCGTAAGATTCTGATGCCCATTTAGTACATGGATGGTTACGGAATGCTCCTCGTTTGGTGCTATAAGGATTTCCATCTACTTTGTTAATTGTTCCCCAATTATAATACCAATCCGAATATATCACAGAGACCATTTGACAGGTCTCTAAGGGCATTTTTACAATATGTTTATCGGGAAGTTGTTCAGCAGATTTTTTTGGACATTGATCTACAACAAAAATGTTCATAACAAATTAAAAACAGTATTTTTTCAAATAACTTGAAACCAACTCAGGTTTATCTTCCAAATAATAAGATTCCATTTCATAAACACTTGCAGAAGTTCCATAATTTACAGAACGATTTACATCATTCAATTTTTCAGAACTAAGTGTAATGTCTTTTATATTAATTGGACCACCTTTACATGATTGTACAACATGAACAGCTTCATGGTATACAGTTTCATTTACATAATGTGATACTGGACTGATATTATTTTTAATGTTATCTGTGCAAATTACAAAATTGGGACTTTTAGTATATCCAAACAAATCTTTATATTTTTTACAAATAGGAGGATTTTCCTGAATTCTAAAGTTTTTTAGCATAACACTGCTGATGATTTCTCTACCTATAGGTGTTAGATAAAACAAAAAGTCCATAATAAAAATTAAGAGATGAAGGAACTATCACTCTCAAGACCAACAAAATAAGTCAAATCAAAATTCTGATTTGTAAACTCTGCAATGAATTGCCTTGAGATAACTACGTTATAGGATCCAGGAATAATCCGCAAGTTTTCAATTTTGAAGTTCAAGCAAAACTCATCCTCAGTCTCACCCACAACAATAGATACTTCATTAGATGTAACATTTTCTTTCTGTCGAACTTGCAATTCGATTTTTCCATCTTCCCCAACTACTGAAAGGTCAGGAAGACCAAAAACAGATGAAGCTCGAACTAATTTTTCAAATTGTGCTTCATCAATTTGGAAACAAATATCTTTAGAAGGGAGAACAATATCTTTATTTTCAGGTGCGAAAATAAGAGTAGGATCAGTTAGAAAATATTTAATGGTATGACTTCCTTGCTTCACCAATACGCAATTTTCTTCAGAAAAATCTAGTTGTGGATTATCATAAAGTTTCAGACCATTAAGAAATTGATTCAGATCATAAATTGCAAATTCATTATCAAATTCTTCTGCAACTTTTGCAGATGCAGCAATATTTCCAGACATTGCAATAGTTCTGATGACATTACCTTTTCGAATGTAGATACTAGGATTAATAGTCGAAAAGTTTTTTAAAATAGAAATAGTATTTTCAGAAAGTTTCATCACTTGTTTTCAATAAGGTTAAGATGATTGATCAGGAGAATAGTGTAATGCAGTACTTTAAAGAGATCTGCACGAGGAGTTCCTTTGGTATCGTAACGATCAATATACTTAGTTACATTACCAGCACAAAACCCTTCACGACGATTGTGTTTGATCTTGTCTAGTGTTTGTTCATTTCCACCACCAGTTCGATCTACATAATGCTGTCGATATGTACCTTTAATATATTCTTCTAGTTGCTTTATAATTTTATCTTCATTATATTTCCAAAAACCATTTGCATTTTCATTAGTCATAGGACTTCCAGCACTAGAACC